TTTAGGATCCATAATGTTAGTCATTAGAAATCCTTTCTCACTTAAAGCATTAAAACTATTTAGAGCCACGGGGAGATAAAACTCATCACGCCACCTTTCATATTCTGCAAACTTGGACCATGATTGATCTTCTTCAAATTCACCACCCTCATTGTATCTTTCAGTCGCAAAGTAAGGTGGAGATGTAAATGCACAATCAACATCCTTTATCATATCCCAAGGTAAATCTTCAGCACCACACCTATGTATTTGTGTTGTCTTTCCTGGTGCCATTTTACTATACTCTCTAATCATTTCAGAGTATATTTGAAACGTATTTGGATTAGGATCACAACCAATATAATGTGTTGCATCTGATGCAAAGAACCCAGCAAGTCTATCACCCCAACCCATTGACGTATCAAGTACTGTCTTGGCTTCTGTCATATTATAAATGACCTTTGCAACTATAGGCTTAAACTGTGTTGCAATATATGTACCAAGACGCAATACTTCCATTACACTCTTGGGACTTAAATCTTCTGCGGAATTTACTCCTCTCCATAAGCCACCTATAGATGACCATATCTGTTTGGGTGTTCCTTCTTCCCATACTTGAGCCGGCGCCTTGAACCCATACGAACCACAACGCAATCGCAAATGATTCATAAAATAATCACTACAGATATTATATGTTGATGGAGTATCAATCAAGCCTTGACCACAAGTTTGAAACTCATACTTATAGTCATCATATTTCTCAATGACTTCATTTTCTATCTGATCTTTAGGTGTAATAAACTTTGTATAGTCTACTCTCTGAAGCTTCTGAAAGTTCTCTACCATTTCCTCATACGATAATTTTCGGAAAGGAAAAGGCGGACGTTTTTCAGAAACATACTGAGCTATAGTAAGTCTAAACTCCTCCTTACCATACTTCTCTGTACAATAACGAAACTCTCCTCGGTTCAGGTAGAAGTCATGCTCATGCAAATAATCATATAGTTCTTGATTCATCCGAATAAATGCTCCAATGTTGTCTGCGTCCCATAACTCCTATCTACTCTCCAACCAATCTGATCTAGAATAAAAGTCAAAGGCTCAACGAAACTCTTATCAAACATTATATCATAGTTTATCATATTATGCAAGTCAAATTCTTTCGGTAATCTTGTCATAAACGATATTACATTGGTCTGGTATATGTTAGGTGTTCTTACCTCAATAAACTTTATCTTGTCTCCTTCCTGTATTAGTGGATACTTATTTTCAAGTCCTTTCTTCTTCAATACAAAATTATATACTAGAGCTCCCTTAACGTGCATGGGTGTACCTTTTTTATAAACTGCCGAAGGATCAGCATAATGTCTTAAGTTATTACACGATCTTGGGTAGGCTATATTCTCTGGCGGATACTTCATAAAATTTTCACGGAAAGTTTGTATGAATGTATTTAATGTTTTCTCATCATCATTGATGATAACCTTCAAGGCTGATCTAATCATTTCTCTACATGGAGCTGGCGTTGAGGACTTCACTGCCTCTATGCCCATTACTTTCAATTGTGGTTCAGCATAACGCACACCTTCACTATCATGTACATTCAGAATATATCGTTTCTTGGCTGTCCATATTCCTTTGTCGGCAATAACTTCTCTTGCCATCTCCATCTTCTGTTGATATGCGTGTACATACTCAGCCAACTCCTCATAACACTTGGTGATATACGGTTCAAATTTTTCTGATGCAACCTTATCTAAAAAGTCTACTGGATTCTTTGGGGCTATTTTAGAAACTAACTCATCAAATGTTACATATATGGAATCTGTATCAGAGGCTATCACATAATCTTTATCTGTTGTCTGTAAAATTTTATTCAAGTACTCATTAACTTTATTCTCTATCCATCTAATACTCAACTGACCAGATGTGGTAACCGCAGTAGCCATACGTCTATCATAATATCTGAAGTACTGATTCCCTATAGCTCCATATGCACTGTTCAGTGCAATCTTTCTTGCCATCTGTATATTATTATACTTGGAGAGTTCATTCAAATATTTTTTATCTTTTGTATTTTCATATCGTTGTTTGGCTTCTAACGACCACTTCTTAAACTTCACCCGATCATTATACATCTTCTCCATCAACTGTGGAAGAAAACCTTGAAAATCTTTTCTAAATCTTGCACCATTTGGTGTTACTGTATAACCATCATCTATAATTTCAACCGACTTCTCTAACATTTTATCAACACTTACCTCACTATTAGATTCTGTTGCCAATGTTTCTGGAGAAATATTATACTGCATAATCAAATGAGGATACAGACTATTCAAATCAAATGACATCACCCAATTATGTAATCCCGTCTGAGGATCTTTTACATATGCACCTTCATATTTTTCAGCGCCATCAGCTATTCTTCTCATTGGAACAACCATATGCTTCTCTTTGAGAAAATTATAGATAGTCACATCCCACATACGAACCTGAGAATACACATCATTATAATTGGTCTTGGCCTCGTATGCCATAGTCAAAGCCAACTCAATCAGCTTCATCTTATCTTCCATGGCATCAACTAACTCTACATCATTGATGTTATAATCAACGAACGATTGATAATCATTTGTGTACCAATCTCGGAATGTTTCATGTGGATTTTCTGATTTACCTACACCCAACTCAACCTCAGCAATATAGTCTAACCTATATGACTCTTGGTTTGTATATGTAAACTTTTTATAGAGGTCTAGATAATCTAAAATAGACACGCCAAAAATATTATACTTCTGTTGTTCTCTACCCATCATCCTGGTAGATTCTTCTTTAACTATTTTCCAAGATGAAAGTTTTTCAATCGCCTCATCACCTAACAACTTTCTTATGCGATTACATAGATATGGTATATCAAAAAACTGGACGTTCCAACCTGTTACTACATCAGGCTGTATCTCTGACCAAAATTCCATAAACTGTTTGATCAAATCAATTTCATTTTCACAATGTATATAGGTGACATCTGACCGACTAGTCTTATACTCACCCGTACCCCAAACTCTTATAGCTTTATTAGATTGGTTCTTGACTGTAATACACAATAGAGGTTCGATAGCTTCCTTTATTGCAGGAAAACCATTCTCACACGCCACCTCAATATCTAATGATAGAATTAGAATCTTGTTGATATCCCACTCAACTATACCAGGATACTTCTCAGCTAGATAGACATAGGGGTATCGTTCAAACCCAGAAATTAAATGAGTTTGCTCCTTGTATTGCTCAAGGAATTCTCTTCCTTTGTGAATATCTTGAAATTGAATTGGAGCTACTTTATCACCAGATAAAGTTCTCCATTTTGAATCTTTATCAGTAGGGACGAAAAACGTAGGCTTCCATTTTATCTTACGATTAACTCTCTTGCCGTTTTCGATCTCACGAACAAGAAGCTGGCTCCCACGTTGGATTACATTAATATAGAAATTACTCATCTATTAATTATAACACAAATTATTCGTTAAGTAAAGTCTTTGAGTCTACTTTTATATCAGGTACAACTATACCTGAACCGAATACTTGATTATAATTATTGACAATTTCTTTTAAAGGTTCTGTTATTACTATGATCCAATCTTTAGGAATTTCATACTCTTTACTAGCACTAAAAGGCATCCAAGGCATCAATCCCATTTGCAGATTAGTTTTCCCATCACCCACAGGAACTAGCATTGCAGGATTCTTTACAGTAATATGCTGCTGACTTTCTTTACCATCTAAAAGTTCAACAACAATATCTTCACCAGACTTCAATCTCATTAATTTCAAATTCACTTCATTATCTCCTACTATTCAATTCGCTTTTTACCAATATTATATTTGGTCTCCAAAATCCACTCATCCTTTTCACGATAAGATAAAACTTTTATTTGTGATAAGGGAGCTTGAGGTTCACTCTTTCCAATAAGTTCTACAAGTTCCCAATCAGATAACAACTTTGCAATCGTATTTCTCCTTTCAATATCATTTAATGATATATTAGCCGGCTTGCCATCTAGTGCAAACAACTCTTTAAAATGTACAATAAAATAACGGCCTTGTTTGTGTAGGATATGACACGATTGGTATAATTTTTTCTCCTTACGAGAGGCTACTCCTATACGAGAAAGTGTTTCACGAACTTTTAAAAAATCATCACTCTCGTTTAGCTTTACCTCGAGCATCAGGTCGGGAGTCCACTCCAACTCTTCCATGTTTACCACCTCGATTTATTATTCTTTTTATATATTCAATTTGTTCATCATCTAGTATGTCAAGTGCTTGTCTAGCCTTTTCATTATTATAGCCATAATATTCTTTAACATACTCAAGATTTTTAATCTTACTAGACCTAAGCCACTTTGCAAATCGTTTCTTAGGTCTGATACTATTTAGAAAAAACTGAAATTGTAGACGCTTATCGAGGTGATGTAGTCTATTCATTTCATTTACATACAAAAGAGTGTCTGGAAATGCAGACAAAGCTTTGTTGACGATATACGCTGGGTACTTCTTCTCCCAGAACTCATCTTCGCCATCCATCAAATCTTCTTTCTTGTGATTGATACTGTTAAGATAATCTTTTAGTTCATACATAAAATTCTCTCGGCATCCACATCTTATCATATATAGTTTCTGG